AAAACAATGGCAACTTATCAAGAACTTAAAGGTACGAAATTAAAAAACTATACAGAGGATCCTGATAATCCTTATGTAGGACAGTTATGGTATAATACGACTGTTCATGGTTTTCGTATTCGTAAATCATCTGTTGGAAGTGCATGGTCTACTGGAGGTTCTTTAAATACTGCAAGAAAAGTTGGAGGTTCCGCTGGTACTTCTAGTTCAGCAGCTTTAGCTTATGGTGGAATAAATCCTCCTGATGGTAACTTAGCAGTGACAGAGTCGTACAATGGAACAGCGTGGACAGAAGTAAATGATTTAAACACAGCGAGAAGAGGTCATAGTGTTGGAGGAAGTGCAGCATCTGCTATAGGTGCTGGTGGATTTACTAATGCAAACGTAGCAATTGCAGAATTATGGAATGGTACGAATTGGACCGAAGTAAATGATTTAAATACCGCAAGACGAGAATTAAATGGTGCTGCAGATGTAGGTACTGCAGCGATAGCTTTTGGTGGAAACCCACCTAGTGGATATTCAGCAGACACAGAATTATATAATGGAACAAATTGGACAGAAGTTAATAATTTAAATACAGCAAAAGCCGCTACGGGTGCCGCTGGAAATGAAGACTCAGCGATAGCTATTGCTGGAGTAGGCTCTCCAGGTTTATTAAAACAAACGGAATTATGGAATGGGACAAACTGGACAGAAGTGAATGATATAACTGGATCTGCTCTTTCAGCTAATGGAGCAGCAGGTACATCAGGATCTGCAATAAGTTTTGGAGGATCTGACTCACCTCCTAATTTTATAGCTGGTGCAGAATCTTGGAACGGAACTAGTTGGTCTGAAATATCAGACATGAGTACAGCAAGAACAGGATTACCTTTTGGTTCTGGTGCTAGTAATCAATCTGGTTTAGCAGCAGGTGGAACACAAGCCGTAACTATACCTAACACAGAAGAATGGAATGCCAACGTGGCTCAAGGAGTTTGGGTTAGTGGTGGTAATTTAAACACTGCTAGATTTGCAATGGAGGGAGCAGGCACTCAAACAGCAGCTTTAGCTTTTGGTGGAAATAATGGATCAGTTAGAGCATTTACAGAAGCATACAATGGTACAGCTTGGGGTGAATTAAACGATTTAAATACAGCAAGAAGTTCTTTTGGAGGGACAGGAACTTCAACATCAGCATTAGCTTTTGGTGGACAACCTGTTAAAGCTGATAATGAAATATGGAATGGAACTAATTGGACAGAAGTAAATAATTTAAATACAGGTAGAAGACAGTTTGCAGGTGCTGGTGCAGATAGCACAGCAGCGTTAGCTTTTGGTGGAGAAAATGGTGACTCAGCTAATCTTGATAGTACAGAATTATGGAATGGAACCAACTGGACAGAATTAAATAATTTAAATACAGCGAGAGGTCAAATGTCAGGAACTGGAATTAGCACGGCAGCACTATCTGTTGGTGGTGGAGCACAATCAGCTGAAACAGAATTATGGAATGGAACTAATTGGACTGAAGTACTTAATTTAAATACAGGTAGAGGTAATACAGCAGCATCAGGAACATCAACACTTGCTTTAGCTTTTGGTGGACAATCTCCAAGTCCTACAACAGCAACAGAATCTTGGAATGGAACTTTATGGACAAATGAAAATAGTATGACAACTGCAAGAAATCAAATGGGTGCTTCTGGAACTAAGGCAAATGGTTTAGGTTTTGGTGGTCATGATGGTTCTAATCCTACAGCATCAACTGAAGAATGGTACGATAACGGAATTATAACGGAGACAATAGATTAATATGGCAACTTATAAACAATTACACGGAACAGATGTAGAAGTAGTAACTTCGGATCCAGCAAATCCACTTGTTGGTCAAGTTTGGTACAACACTTCAACGGACGAACTAAAAACTCAAAGACAATTCATAGGCAATGCTTGGTCTAGTGGTGGTAATATTAATACGGCAAGAAGAACTCTAGGAGGAGCAGGCACTCAAACAGCAGGACTAATTTTTGGAGGAGGACCTCCAGCACGAGGCCATACAGAAGCATATAACGGTTCAAGTTGGACTGAATTAAACGATTTTAACCTTGCTCGAAGTTCTGCTGGTGCTGGTGGAACACAGACTTCAGCAATATATATGGGTGGTGCAGTAGATCCTCCTGTAAATGCAGAAGTAGAAATTTGGAATGGAACTAACTGGACAGAAGTTGCAAATATAAACACAGCTAGATATGATGGTGGTGGATCCGCAACTGATAACACTAACGCATTATGTTTTGGTGGATATGGAACTGCTGATTCTGCTTTAACAGAAACTTGGAATGGATCATCTTGGACAGAAGTTGCAGATTTAAATGCCGCAAGACAATTGTCAGGAACGGGCACTAGTAGTACAAATGCCATAGCTGTTGGAGGTTTTCTTAACCCTTCTCCAGCTACTCCAGTAGCAAGCACAGAAATTTGGAATGGAACAGCATGGTATGAAGTAAATAATTTAAATACAAATAAACTTTATCAAGGGAATGCAGGATCTAATACGGCTACTATAGCCTATGGAGGAAATAAACCAACAGCCACAGGATCAACTGAATTATGGAATGGAACAGTTTGGACTGAAACAACAAATTTAAGTATATCAAGTTATCAAGTAAATGGTAATATTGGAACTAGCACTTCTACACTATGTGCAGGAGGAAGAAATGCCGCCGGTACTATATTGTCAAGTACAGAAGAATGGAACGCAGGAATTTCTGTGGGTGCTTGGGTCACGGGTGGTAATATAAACACTGCTAGAAAACAAGCTGGAGGAGCTGCTTCGTCAAACACAGTAGGACTAATGTTTGGTGGAGATGTTGATCCACCTATTAGTAGTGCAACAGAATCATATAACGGAACCACTTGGGCTGAGGTTAATAATTTAAATACTACTAGAAAAGGACCGGTAGGTGGATCAGGAACTGAAACAACTGCATTATGTTTTGGGGGACAAGAATCTGATACACCAAATGATGTGACAGGTAAAACAGAAGCATACAATGGAACAAGTTGGACTGAATTAAATGATATGAATGATGAAAGAAGAAGTATAACAGGTTGTGGAACTCAAACAGCTTCTTTAGCATTTGGAGGTTTAGATGGACCTGTTGCCCCAAAAGCTACCTGTGAATTATGGAATGGAACTAACTGGACAGAGGTGAATGATTTAAATACGGACAGATTTAGTGTAACAGGTTTTGGAATTCAAACAGCAGCAGTTGCCGCTGGAGGTTTTGATCTAGGTCCTACTCCACACGCTGCAACAGAATTATGGAATGGAACTAACTGGACAGAAGTGAACGATCTTAGTATATCTAAAAACGCTATGGCTAGTTCAGGAACTTCAACTGCAGGATTAGTTTTTGGTGGAAACCCAAGTGTATCTTCAACGGATTCTTGGAATGGAACTAACTGGACTGTGATCGGAGATTTATCCACAGCAAGATCAGAATTGACAGGCGATGGTACTCAAACATCAGCTATAGCTTTTGGTGGAAATACTGACGATGGAATAGTAAGTTCTACTGAAGAATGGAACGGTAATGGAATTTTAAGAGAAATTATTTCTTCATCTGAATAAAAAAGTCTTATAAATAATAGTAACATTATAATTATATAATAAGGAGAACTGAATGAGTGATGATATAGTAAAAAAAGACGGCGTAAAAGATATTATTGAAAAAGAAATCCCCAATCTAAACAATCTATTAAGCACAAAAGACCTTAATAATTTTAAGGCAATGACGGAAGAGTTGCGAGATACTTGGACTAAAAAACAAATGTTTCGAACTGAAACTGAGGCGAGATTTTCTGTATTACAAGACAATAGATATCCAACTAAAGCTTCAAAGTATTGGCAGTGTGTTAGAGAACAATCAACTTACTTAGATAATTTAATGACATTATCGTTTGATTATAGAAGAAATGACGCAAAGATTAAATACCTAGAGAAAAAAATATCTAGTGAAACAGACGAATATAAATTAACTAAATACGAAATTGATTTAGATGAATCTCGTTTTGGAAAAGCGTCTATGGAAAAAACTGCAAGACATAGGATGAGAGAAATCAGTATGTGGTCTGGATTAAAGAAAGAATTTAATGACGGTTCTTTTAATGACAAAGATGTTAATCAACATCAATTAGAATCTTATGGAAAACATTATGCACAAAAGGCAAAAACATTGAACAGTAACTCATCTGATACGGATATATTTAATGTAATGGGTCAATTAGAATCATTAAAAAGAATTCAAAAAACTGGTGAATTAGAAAATAGTTATAAAGAGAAAGAACAAATTGAACAACATGGAAAACCAAAATCTTAATTTTGATTTTGTATTTTTAGGTCAATCAATTTTAAAGTATCAAGTACCGTTAGACATTTTTCAGTCGATTAATCAAATATACGAACAAAACTTTCATAGACTTGAACCAGCTAATAAACAGTTAGTAGGTAAGATAGAGAACGAACATTCTTTATTTTATAATGGTACTGATCAATCAAAGATGAAAAATCATAATCTATTAACTACAAACGTAACAGATTATTTTATGACTGTGTTTAAACACTATCTAGCGTTTAATAAAATTAGAGATTATGACACTCATTTAAATTCTATATGGGTGAATGAGATGAAAGAACATGAATACAATCCAGCACACATTCATAGAGGAATGTTATTTACAGGTTTATCTTCTGTAATGATTTTAAAACTACCATCAACTTTTGGTAAAGAATATTCTAATGAAGCTATACCCCAGAACGGTAGACTACAAATATTAGGTGCAGCCAACGGTCAGTTTGCAAAAATAGATTATCAACCACCAATGGACCTTAGAGATTTTTATGTGTTTCCTTATGACATGAGGCATTGTGTTTATCCTTTCAATGGTACTACTGAAACACGAAGAACACTTGCTGCAAATTGTGATGTACAGTTTGACCCAATCAAAAACAGAGGGGCTAGATAATGGATAAACAATATTTAATTAGAGATGACCATATTGGTGTATTTAAAAACTTTATGCCAAATGAATTGATAAATGATTATTTAAATTATTTTAATAAATGTGAACAGCAGGGTGCAGTATATCCAAGAAAAGAAGATGAAATGTTAGTGTCTGATAACGTAATAAACACTATAACAGATACCAATGTTGCAATGACTTATAACAACAAACCCTTTATAGATTTATTTTTTAAAGAAGTGTATCCATTATATGTTCAAAAATACTCTTATTTAAAAAAGTTAGCTACACACAATATATTAGAAGTTAAGATACAGAAAACAAAAGTGGGTGAAGGATATCATACATGGCATTGTGAAAATGCTGAGATGAAAGCAAGAAATAGAATATTAGCTTTTATGGTTTATCTAAATGATGTAACCGAGGGTGGGGAGACAGAATTTTTATATCAAAAGTGTCGTTTCAAACCAGAAAAAAATACGTTGTTAGTTTGGCCGTCACAATTCACGCATATTCATAGAGGCAACCCTCCTTTATCGAATGACAAATATATAATAACGGGTTGGATAGAATACGGATATTAATATGATAACAGAACCTAAATGGAAATCTTATATAGTTGAAACAACTTCACCAATTTTTACACCTAAACAATGTGAAATGATTATTGCAGCTGGAAGAACTGAACCTAAACAAAATGCAGGAGTTGGAAACAAAAAAGGCATTGATGGTGGTGAAATAGATACTAAAACTCGAACATCACATATTAGTTGGATACCATTTAAAAAGATGGCAGATATGTATAAAGACATTGAACTTGTTATGAAAAAAACTAACGGTAATCATTTTGGTTTTGATGGAATGACTATTACAGAAATGGCACAATATACAGAATATCCAGAGGGAGGTTTTTATGAATGGCACGTAGATAATGATGTAAATTTTGAACATGAGCCACCAGTTAGAAAAATATCTATGACTCTTTTGTTATCTCCTGAAAATGAATTTGAAGGTGGAGATTTAGAATTAGGAAAATCAGGTAATGTTGCAAAACTTAAACAAGGTCACGCAATATTTTTTGCTTCGTTTATAAATCATAGAGTAACGCCAGTTATAAAAGGAAACAGAAAATCACTTGTGATGTGGTTCGGAGGGCCTTCTTTTAAATAATGTTTAGAGAATTACATTTTCCAACACCTATCTATATTGCCGATATAAAACATCCAACTCTTAATCAAGAGCTTGAGAGAGATATTGTAGCTTGGTCTAATAAAGATAAAGGTATAACAAGAACAAATGTTCAAGGTTGGCATTCCAATACTAATATGTCTGAACTTCCTGAGTATCAAAATTTAGTTAGAATGTTATATGAATGTCAAAAAACTATCTATCAACAAGAACACTATGAAAGTGAACCTTTTTTAGGCAATATGTGGGCTAATATAAATCCACCAGGTGGAAGTAATCGTGCTCATCAACATCCTAACTCTCTATGGTCAGGTGTCTATTGGATAAAAACACCTAAAAATTGTGGTGATTTAAAGATAGATGATCCAAGATCATCAGCAGCTATGTGTAGACCTAGACAAAAATCAGGTGAGTTACCTACAAGACTACATAGAGAAACACATTACAAACCTATTGCTGGAAGATGTATTATGTTTCCATCATGGTTAATGCATTGTGTTGACCCCAACGAATCTAATGACATAAGAATATCTGTGTCGTTTAATTTTATGCAGAAATGCATGATCATATAAGGAGAGAATATGTTTAAAACAAAAAAATATCAAATAATTAAAAATGCAATTTCTTATGAATTAGCTAATTTTATATTTAATTACTTCTTACTTAAACGGGATGCTGTTAATTTTATGTATCAAAACAATATACATTCACAGTCTCCTATTCTTGGAACATGGGCAGATCAACAAATACCTAATACTTACTCTTGTTATGCAGATTTTGTAATGGAAACTCTAATGATGAAAGTATTACCAAAAATGCAACAAGAAACAGGATTACAATTAGTGCCAACATATTCTTATGCGAGGACATATAAAAAAGGCGATATATTAAAAAGACATAAAGATCGACCAAGTTGTGAGATATCTACTACTATTCATTTAGGGGGTGATCCATGGTCAATATTCATAGATGAAACAGGTAGTGATAATGTAATAGATGAGTATAAAAATATACATAAACCTAATGCGCCAATAGGTACAAGAGTTGATCTTGAAGTAGGAGATATGTTAGTATATAATGGTTGTGATTTAGAACACTGGAGAGAGCCTTTTGAGGGCGATGTTTGTGGTCAAGTCTTTTTACACTATAATAATGTAGATGGTCAGTTTAAAGATGTAAATCTATTTGACGGAAGAGAAAAACTTGGATTACCTTCAGGCTGTAAGAAATCTAAATAGTATATTAAAAACTTATAAATATAAGAAAGATTTAATGTATAGGAATTTGACTAATGGCAACAATACAAAACATCACTATTGACCAGGATGCTGATTACACAGAAACTTTA